GCGGACAATCTTGGCCTCCGCACTCGCAATCCGCCGTTGAGCTTTAGCGGCAGCGGCAAAGTCGCCTTTTTCCATACACGCCGCGTAGTCGGCTTCGGCCTGCGAGGCTTCGGCGTTGGCAGCAGAGATACCTGCGTCGATCGCGCCTGTCTGACTAACCGAAGTCTCCGCCCGCGCAGCAGCAGCATCTTGACGGGCGCGATCCGCAGCGGCTCTCTCGTCAGCGGCACGGCGGTTGGCCGCTTCTTCAGAATCCTTGCGCCTCTTATTGTCCGCGAGGAGATCGTCATACTGCTTCTTGAGTACAGCACTTGCGTCCTCTTCGCCGACGATGACATCGCCGGATTCGCCTTCGACGCTTACGACAAACTCTTCTTCGTCAGCCATGATGTTTCAATGCCATCTGTTTCGCCCATTCGACCACACATTCGCCTTCGGGCGTGCCGAGTACTTTGCGAACTTCGTCAAGAACGTCCTGGGCCGAGTCATAGCGCTTCTGGCGTGGAGGTTTGCGAAGCCTCTTAAGTTCGCGCTCGAAAGCAGCGCCGACTTCTTCCGGAGTTCCGAACCTTGCCTTCACCACAGCAATGCCGGGTCAGAAACCCGCCCCTTGATCATCGTATCTTCGAATATGCGGCACGGAACGCCGCCGGTCTTGTCGACCGAAAACAGCTCCATGCCATCGGAGGCGCGGTAATAGACCCAATCGCCTTCCTCCAATTTGACGCCGCCAAACTTCGCAATGGCATCGTCCTTGAAAGCCAGCGGGCCGAGCTTTACCACCAAGCCGACTTTGCCTTGGAAGCGGTCTTCTGCAAGCGTCTTGTCGGGCAAGAAGATGCCGCCGGAAGTTCTCTCCGGCCGGATATAGGTCGCGACCATCACTTGATTGTGGAACAATTCGAGGCCGGACAGATCGCCCAACTCATTCAGAATCGCCTGTTTCGGATCGTCGGCGGATGCAAGTTCACGCAGTTTCGCGCGGGCCATCAATTCCTCTCGTTCTTTTCAATTTCTTCGATCAATTCGAGCACTTCGTCCAAGCCTTGCAGCACGCCGATGCGATGGCGGTAATCCTCGTGATTGGAAGCGATGCCGCCAGCGATCTGCTTCACATACTCGCTCTTGCGAATGGCGATGCTGTCGCGCAGCTTGCCGAACGAGGAGTTGGATTCAACTGGATACGGATAGGGAACGGTCATACGGCTTTCTTGTAGTTCTTCTCGGCCCGATGCTCCTTTGCCAGCCGGGCTTTACCGCCGCCACCGCCGCCCGGCAGCTTCGGTCCCATGCCGCCATGTTTGGGATGCTCGACCGGACCACCGGTGGCATAGGTGATCGGCTTACCGCGCCCGATGTCCTTGCCGTCCATCTTGCCATCGGTGTGCTGGACCTGCGTTCCATTGCGCAGGCCCTCGTGCCACGCCGGACCGGACTTGATGCCGCCGCCGCGGGCCCGCATCGGCATCGGGGGTCCGCCGCCTCCCGGCATTGGAGGACGAGGCGGCAAGCCCGGAGGCGGACCGCCCGCGCCCGGAGGCGGCATACCAGGAGGACCAGGAGGCGGACCAGCCGGAGCCGGGACAGGAACAGGCATTGGATGGGCGCCGTCTCCTGACGGGGCTACGTTGATGTTGACGACGGTCCCCTTGCTCTTCACCCGGCCGCCTGACGCCCGATGCGGACGGTCCGCGCGATGATGGGCTTTGCCGCCCTCATGCTTCAGAGCCGCCGGCTTCACCTCCTTGCGGATCAGCGCCTCGTCTTCCTTTTCATCTGAGTGGTGGACGCCGCCGCCGGAGGCATAGCCTTTCACGATGTGGGAGACGCGGGCTTTCTCGTGCTTGTGGGCCCGGTGCTCGTGGTAGGGGTGACTCATTTCTTGCCTCCGCCTTTCGGCTTCGCCGGGGGATTCATCGCCTGATATTCAGCGACGCTTTGCGCGTGCTGCTGCTGATCTTCGGCCAAGCCTTGCTCGTGCTGTTGAGCTTGTTCGGCGAGGCCCATCTCATGTTGCTGGCCTTGCACAGCCAATCCATGCTTGGCGTGTTCGAGCTGCAATCCCTGCTGATGCTGTTCGCGCTGCATCTGCATTTCGGCGCCCTGCTTGACCATGTCGACCTGATGCGAGTGATCCTCGCGGACCATGTCGGCGCGATGGATGACCTCTTCGCGCTGGAGACGGATGCCTTCCACTTCCTTCTCGCTCTCCATTTTCTGCTGTTCGAGGGAACCCTTGCCCTGGACTTCCGCGGCTTTGATCTGCACGGTTTGCTGCTTCGCCTGCGCTTCCACCATCTTCGCCATGCCGGCGAGGTCCTGGCCTTGAGGCTGCGGCGGGGGATCGATGACCATATCGGCGGGATCATCTTTCAATGCACGGCAGATTTTCTCAGCCACTTTCTTCGCCGAGAAATACGGCGCAAGCGGCGTCGTCATGATCTGCGTGTAGGCCACCGCCTTCATGACGCGATGCAGATGGCTTGGCGTGTTCGGATCAGAGCGCGGCACTAACTGGTGATCATCGAGCGCTTGGAGGAACTTCTGTTCATTCCAATAGCCCTTTTCGGCGATCTTGTTGGTGCGCCAGAAATCCTCCGGATTGTCGCGGAACAGTTCGATGAACAGCTCTATCTCTTCGGCTTGGGCCGCATGCATGTCCTTATGGGCGGCAGACATGATCTTGGTCGCCTGCTCGATCTGAGCCAGCATCGTACCGACCGGGATATTCGCCAGGCCTTCGCTCGCAGGGATTTCGGCTGCACCGGCGAGTTTATCGGCTTGAGCCTGAATCTTGTCCATCATGGTCATGAGACCAGGCGTGGGGTCACGATAGGGCAGCGCCATGACCATGTCGCTGATCTTCCCATTGCCGGTCTTGACGGAGACGAATTCACCTATCCCCGGGCGGAAGTTGCTGGTGTTCTGCCGCCCCGCGATCTCGGCAATTAATCCACCAGGGAATGATGCAAACATGCCGGCATCGAGCGCCTCACGCCAACAGCCTGTCATCGCCGCGGAAGCATTGCCGAGAATATTCAGCATTCCCGTTCCGTAGAATCCAGGGCCTGGCACATACGGATATTTGATGTACATCCGTTTGCGTTCGCATTCCTCGTCTTCCTCTTTCCAGTCGCGGCGCAGCGAGAGGATTTCGCGCGAGTCCTTGTCGATCGTGACGAGATAGGGCAGCGGAATGTGCTCATCCTTGAACTTGCCCGGCGCGTATTGCTCCAAGTCCAATTCGCATTGCGTCTCATAGAGATTGTAGGGCTGATCTTCGGGACGGTCGTTATGCGTCGTGGTGCCCTGGATGCCGGCGATCTTCTGGCCGACGACATTTGTTGACGAGGTGGGCTGCGTCAAATCCACCTTGCGATAGGCCTTGAGCAGCTGCATCCGTTTCATGACAGACGGACGCATTTCAATCTGGAGCGTGATACGGCCGCAGGATTTCAGGTCCTTGGTCGTGTCGCTGACGATGAAGTCTTTTGCATCGACCGATTCAGAGACCGGCCGGCGCCGCATCGGGCAACGGTAGACCTTCTTGAAGCCCGACCCTTTGAAATACGTGCCCCACAGCAGCATATGCGAGGTATCGGGGACATATTCAGATGCCGTGACCGTCATATAATAGTTCATATGCCGTTCGAGCGCTTCGGCCAGCTCGTCCTGGGGACCGCTTTCATCGCCGGGCGCCACTTGAATCTTGACGGGGCCTTCCGCCGGCAGCAGCTCGGCACGGCTGTTGGCCCAACCCTTGAGTACGGCTTCCAGCAGCAGCGGATTTGTGACCGACGATATTCCGCCATCACCCGTCGCAGCCGAATTGCCCGCAGTGCCTTTCGGCTCTTCGAGCTTCAGTCCGAGCAAGCCAATGCCGCGAGCGACGATCTGGAGATGGCCCTGGCGCGAGCGGTCGTCAGCATCGATAGCATCAAGCAGTTCATTAGCGATCCTCGCCAGCTCCATCGGATCAATGTCATCGGCGAGATTAGCCGTCCAATCGCTGTCGCCGTCATCCTTCTTGCGATGATCATTGAAATTGACGACGACGCCTCCGCCCGGCTGGTCGACTTCCAGCGCGCCAGTATCAGGATCGACCCGTGTTGAGTTATCGTCTTCTTCGATGACGACGGAGATGGGTTCAGGCATTTAAGATGTGTTTCAGCAGCTTGTCGATCCGGCCGTTGGCGTCGTCGATCTGGCGCCGCAAAATGGCGCCCATCCACTTATCTTCACGAAACACTTCGATACGATCATGCAAAAGATTTGCCGAAAGCGACACGCCTTCCGGAACCGCTGTGCGTTCGATCACGTCTCGCATCGCAAACGGCATGGCTTCACCCCTCTGGTGCGGCGCGCCGCAGTTCTTTCGTCACTTCAGCGAAGGACGGGCCGACATCGGCTTTGCCGGCGAGAGAACGGAGTTCTTCGATGGTGTCGGCGGCATTCCATAACAGAAGCGCAATCGAACCAGGACGCCAGTCCTTCGGTGAGAACTCCGGGACCGTTATTTCGCCGGTCGCGACTTTGCGTAATTGTTCGATATCGGTCATGCTTTCCTCCATATACGGTCCCCAAGGCCAGCGCCCGGGCGTGGCATCGATCGCCATGCCTGTTAAGATTCCGCACATTTCATCCTCACACCGGATAAATCGGGCCCATCTTTTTCTTGTGCGTCACATTTTCAACTTCAGCCGCCGTGACCTCTTCATCACTTGATGCAAGTCCGACCGCGCGCAGATGGTTGATCGCCTGTGTGCTGCTGTCGGTCAAATCGTCATGCCGGCCTTTGGGAAACACAGCCATCTCGTCAATGACCATATCAGCCCATTCGCGATCGGGCGCGTAGACGACGAGCTGAGAGAACGTCGGGACCGCCGCATAGGCTCTCGCCACCTTGTCGCCCTTCACTGGCATCAACTGAATGCCCCAGCCTTCGAGGCCATGACGGTTCTGGAGTTCCTGTGCGGCGCTGATGCCTGATGCCTTCGCTTCGATCAGCAGCAAATCGACCTCGAAACGGCGGCAGGTATCGGCGACATGCTCGATCAACCCCCAATCCTTCATGCAGCGATGACGGTAGAGCGCGTTGCGCTGCTTGATGATGTTGGGATGCATATCCGGAGTGACGATGTCGGGCATGCACGTTTGACCGTCGATGACGGTTGCTTCGCGGAGCCGATCGACGCGTGGACCGGAGAACTTGAGATGCTTGCGCCAAGCGTTTAACAAGATGATGCGGCGGCGACGCTGCTCATTGACGAATACGCCCCAGACGGTAAGCGCACTCGGATCATTCTCCTCATCCTCAGTGAATGCGCCATCAAGCGAGGCGATGATATAGTCGCAGTTTGGGAATTTACTGTCGGCTGATTCCCACAGTTGCCACCATGAGCGCTGGAAGATACCGCCGCCGCGCGGCGCAGGCGCCTGCTGATATTGGCCGGCGTAACCATAGGGGCCGAGTTCCTTCTTGAGCCGTTCGATAGTGTCATCGTCAAAACGATCGGACCAAGCGACTTCGCCATCTTCTTCGCGCGGGTCGATCCAGCCGATTTCTGTTTCGCCCGCGCGCTCGCTGTCATACTCCATCGGGATCATCAGATGGCAGTAATCGAGATCGAGCGAGAGGACGGCGCCGGATACATCGTCTTCATGCACGCGCTGCATAATGATCACGAGCGCGCCGGTCTGCATATTGTTGAAGCGGCTGGAAACCGATTCACGAAACCATCGCACCGTTTCATCGCGGATGATTTCAGACTCTGCTTCTTTGACGTTGTGCGGATCGTCGATAATGATCCGGTCGCCGCGCTCTCCAGTACCGACACCTGAAACGGAGGACGCGTATTTGAAGCCGGTCTTGCTGTTGATGACGCGAATGACGGTCTTGTTGCGGGCGTGAAAGATGTGGCCGTAAAGCCGTTGATATTCCTCCGACTCAATCAGATCGCGAAAGCGGCGGTTGTCGCGCTCTGTTAGACTGGCCGAATAACTGAAGGCCACGTAGCGGTAATGAGGCCGGTTCATCGGCCCCCATTCCCACGCCGGAAAAAATACGTCAGTTAGAAGACTTTTGCAAAATCCAGGAGGTACGTTGATAAGCAGGCGCGTTATCTTGCCCGCAGTTACCGCCTCCAAATGTTCGCAGATAGCCCAGATAGGCCAGCCATCGACGAAATCTGTTCCAGGCTCCAGTACTTTCCAGAAATAGCGGACGAAAGCGATCAGGCCGCCCTGCCTGACTCCGTTGCCGTCGTACCAGCCGTAATTGGATTGCTGCTTGCGAGCGACGCGGCGACGACCTTCTCCGAGAAGCCGTTGGAAGCGTTCAAGCTTATCCCGCGGGGGTGGCTCGAAGGGAAAATTCATCAGTCTTCGGCGCCGAAGACCTCGAACGTCATCTTCAAATCCACGCCCAATTCAGCCGCCTGACGCGTCAATTCTGCGAACAGTTTGTCATCGGGCAGCGCCAATGCCGCATCACCTTCTTCCGGCAAAGGTTGTGCATCGAGGCCATTGAGCTTGCGTATATCGCGATTGGCGTCGATCGCCGAATAAAGTTCCAGATTCAGTTTGCCGCTCTCGGTGTATGAGCGCGATTTAATGACCTTGCGCTGTTCGAGCGTCAGCCCCGACAGCGGCTTGGGGCGTTCGACCAACCGCGTAATTATGTTACCATCTACGTCGCGCACAGGATTGCCTTTGCGATCAAAGATCGGTTCTTCCCGCTCTTCATAATAATCGCCAATATCCGCCTCGTGCCAAAGCAAGAGACGTTCTTCGGCGATGCGGCGCATCTCTTCACGCGCCTTTGCGTCGCGGTTCTCTCGATGCCACTGGACGCGGGCCTTGATCCTTCTCCGCTGAGCAAGTCGACGCGCGTTCGCCGCATTGCCGATCGCCGTACCATTCCATTCGTAGCCGGCTTGGCGGGCCGCCTCCAACAACGGCAGGCCGAGCGCGACAAGCTGGGCGAATCGCTCATGCTTCGGGCGCGTGAGTGGCGCGGCAGCCGGGGAGAGCAAGGCGGAAGAGTCAGAACGAGTCATGACGATTCAGGGTTGCAACGTGGTTGCGTGGCCACAAGAAGAAGGGATCGCATACCTTTAGAAGCGAAAAGAGCCGCCCTTTCTGGAGGCGGCTCAAGTCATCAGGGTATCGAGACGTCGAGCGGCCTGGATTCAAGACGAAAGAGGCCGCTCATAAAAAGGCCTCGCCGGAGCGAGGCTGTAACAGCGCATTGATTTTCTG